ATAAAACTTTGTTCTCGGACTCGGCAACCACTGACGCATGGTCCGTGGTGCCTACGATTCCGATATATCGAGAGCCCGCATTGACTACACGAGCCCTAAAGCCTTCGCCATCCGATACCTGTGCAGACGCGCGATCAGCTATCTGCTGCGCTTCGTCTCGAAGCATCGACTGCACACCAGAAGAGTGAAGAACTTCCTTAAAGCCGGGATTGTTCCACTGGATGCGCTGGAGTGCCATATTAACCCTCCCATCTGACGAGGTTGAGCTGAATGTGGGAAGTCCTTGACGGTCCTGTCCACTTGCGAGGCTCGCCGTTGATGTCATAGGTCTCTCCATCGAATTCGATGTGATCTCCTGCCTTCACGTCTGTGCCTTCGGGAACATAAGCCGTCCAACCGTCACTGATGCCAAGAATACGCCCATCCTGGGACAGCGAAGTCGATGCAGGCTGCACGGAGCAGCCTGACACCGTTGTCTTCGTTGTATCTGACCAGTCGGGTACTTCTGAGCCTCGCGACGTTGTGGTCTTCTTTGCTCGCACCACATAAATCGTCTGATTACAAAAAGAGGGAAGCATTATACACACCTCCCTCTCGGTTTCATAAGATTCAGAGCGTCAATCTTCTGCACTCTCAAGCCCAGAGCCTTCATGTCTGACGGCCAGAGCTTAATAGCACCGCTTGAGTTTGGCAAACTGTAAGACTGCGAAACGCCACCCGCCGCTTCACTGTACGATGCGACAGGAAGCTGATTGCCGGGTGTGTTCAACTCGCGGATTACGACATCACAGACTACGCTTTTAGCCACATCCGCGAGGATGGGCGTTGCAGCGATCATCTCGTCATAATCTCGGCCCGTTCTCTGCGCTTCAACTCTTATCAGGTTGCTGATGATAGGAATTAAGTAACCAGCTCGTGTCTGCTCATCGGCAGTCAACGGTCTTTTTAAGTTGATTACATCCGTAACTGTTGCATAATCTGACATCGTTTTACCCTCGAATTACTTCTTTGTCTTCTTTGTTGTTCTTTTCCGTGCCGGAGCCTTCTTGACTTCCACCACGGGCTCGACCTCCTCGACGGGTTCCGTCGGTGCGGGTTCAGCCTTCACAGGCTTGACTGCATCGAGCGGAACCCAGAGACCGCCGAGTCGTGAGGGGGTGTTCACGATCACCCCGGTCTTTGAGTTACGGTAACGCATTAGGAACCTGTCTCGATTCTTGCGAAAGCAGCACCATCGAGGATAGCCCAGCCGATCCAAGCCTCAGCGCGGAGGTAAACCTGGTTGTAGCCCTTGAGGTCGTAGCCTGTGTTGTCAGGATCACCGTACTCGATTACCTCGAAGTTGATGATGTCAGCATAGCCCCACTTGAAAGCGTTCTGGAAGTCACCAGCGTAAGCATACTCGCCATCAACTGCGGAAACTGTGCTGTTGATAGAAACAGGTACACCCTTGATAGTGTCAGGAGAAGCGCCCCATCCGAGCTCAGGATACTGAGGTACGCCATTAACCTTGAGCTTTGCGAGGTCAGCTGCGAAAGTCTTGCTCATAGCAACACCGTTGAGGTCATAATCGCCGAGAGCAGCAACAGCGGACTCGATGTTACCCTCGGGATCGAGAGCAGAATAAGAAACGGGTGTTACATAGTCGTTTGTGTCGAAGGAGTTCTTGCCGATGAGTGTTGTAGCAGCAGAACCAGTAGCAGGGTTTGTGCCGTGCATAACCATGATGTCGAGACCGCGAGCGATCTTACCAGCGAAAGCCTCGGAGAAAGCTCTGAGGTAGTCGAGCTGCTTCTCTTCGGAGCAACGGATGAACTCATCAGATACTCTCTGGCCGTACTCGATCTTGAGAGGGACCATCTTTACTGTATCGTTAGATCCAGTATGAGCAGCCTTCTTGCCACCCTCAGCTACGAGATTAACCTCACCGCTCATTGTGAAGACCATAACGTCTGTACCAGAGAAAGCGATAGGTGTCTGCTCTGCGAGCTTAGCGATTGAGGACTTACCCTTTGCGCCTGTGAATACTTCTCTTACGAGTTCATGGGGAAAACTTGTTGATGTAAATGCCATTTTAGCATCCTCCTTAAAAATTAGTCTGTTTTGATGCCGGACAGAACAGATCTGAGTGCCGTTTTAGCAGGATCTAAATTCTCGCCCGATTCGGTGTTTTTAGTCGGCAACGGTGCGCCCGTACCGACGAGCTTCTTCAAGGACTCGGCATCGGCGCGGATAGAATCTTCATCCTCTCCACTGATGCGTGAGATCCAATCGTATGACAGGCCAACCTCGTGAGCGATCCGAGACTTTAATGAGGCCGTCTCGTAAGCCTTGTTTTTTGCCGTGAGGTCAGCAATAGTCTGTTCGTCACCCTTGTGAGCTTCCTTGTAGTCATCAAGTGCCTTGTTAGCGGAATCTATCGCCTTTTGGTGGTCTTCCGGGGAGATCCAACCCTCAAAGCGTTTGGTCGTGACTTCACGCTCGCGCTTCAAGCGCTTCTCGATGATCGCATCAAGCTCTTCCTGAGTTTCGATGGTTTTAAAAGTGTCTGACATAACTGTCTCCTTTCCCGATTCAACCGCTCGGTAGCGTATTTAATAACTAACGACCTGCTTCTTGACTTCTTTAGCCATCGAGCAGGCGTGAGTCGCTAAAACTAAAGACTCCATGAGGGCGACCTCGATGTCATCGTCCAGAGTCTTGTAACCGTAACCGCCACCAGAACCGATTGCTCGATGCTGGCAATTAACAACGCTCTGTCGGAGGCCAGGCTGACCATTGTGACAGAGCGTCTTGTTTTTTATAGCGGTTTCAAATAGTGATGAGGCTTGCACGACTTCCTTAACCTTCGCACCGTTCACATTCTTGAGCTTTTGCTCTTTGCACTCCTTGAGGAATGTCTCGAGCCCGGAAGCACCGTCAACCAAGACTGATTTAACTTTGCACTTCATAAGGAAGTTGATTATCCACTCGTTACCTTCGCGCTGGTCCTTGCAGTCGATGGCTTCAACGAATATCCGTCCATCGTCTGTCTTTGCTGCAACCGACAGACATACATTCATGCCGTCACGCCCGAACTTCACGCCCGCATATAATGGAGCATTGAGCTTCGGGAGCGTTTCGACCTTCAGCTCATCCCAGTCGGGAGCACTGATAGCTGACTGCTGATTGTATCTGATCCACAAGCCGAGTCTTTGGATGTTGAAGTCCAGATCGTCGCCGTTGATCTCGTCCTGCACGATTCTCTCTGTGATTATCGTGCCGAGCGAGGGGCTCGTCTGATACCAGGCATCCTTGTTCTTGACATCGGTCTTGTGGTCAACACTCCACTCGGCCCATCCGCCATTTATCGTGTCGCCCTGCAAGGTCTTATCGCGATAATCACGGAAGACTTCGCCCTGCGACACTGCCGTCGGCGGCGTTCCACACATAAGCGTCTGCGGGTTCTTTGAGCTTGATACGACATAATTGAGTGCGGTTTGTTGCGCGTTCGTGTATTCCTGCGCCTCGTCAATAATGAGGAGGTCGTAACCCGAACCGAGTGCGCCGGAGCTTGTACGGGTACGGAAGTCGATGACTCCGCCCGTCTCGGGCATCTCGATACGCTCACGGCCGTAACCTTTGTATGTCTTGACCGCCACGCCTATCTCCTCAAGACGCGCCTTCAAGCGCTCCCAGGCGATGTGTGCCGTGTCTGTGAGGTGTGCGGTGTGTAAAATATGCTCACCGTTAAACAAGCCCCACATAGAGCGCTGTGTCAGGATCTCCGTTTTGCCATTACGACGCGGAACGGAATAACCGAATTTAGTGTGAACCCATAGACCGTCATCATTAACGGCCATAATGTCGGATAACATTAACTCCTGCCATTCCTGACAGACATTTCCGCTCAGGTTATATAGTTGGACAGCTTCATCACCATAAGATATTTCGTACGGTAATATAACTGATTGAGTCGGGATCTGATTCCCGACTCTACTCATTGTTAAAATATTCCTCCTTTGGCTTATCTCGCGACCTTACTCTCATAAAATCACCTCTTCCCTTGTGCTCTGTAATAAGCTGCAAGTCTCTCCCTCGATTCAAGCACCTGACGGCGCTGCTCGGGTGTTAATGAAGCCAGATACTCCTCATCCGTGTCGTAGATCCTACGCACCTGACTGGGAGCGCTGGGAGTTTGTTGTGATACTCGAGACGCAGGTCGAAGCGAACTGTCTGCCCTGCGCTGGTTGTTTACTCTATGTGTATATCTTGAGCCGTTGTACTCAGTCACATAGTCGATGGTACAGCGACAATTCTCATGTCTTCGCCATACATCGTTGCCCGTCGCCTTGACATCTTCGTAGTCATAACGACCTGCGACCTCACGGCACCACGGGCAAGCTCTGAACTCGGCCACACGGATGACCGTTGACCGTATGCCCGCACCGCTTAACACCCGCGCGTTGTCTCTGATGGACTCATCGACTACATTCTGCGAGAAGTTTACGAGCTGGTCGTAGAATGTTCGCTC